CCTATCCATATCCATTTGTTTTTCATTTCTTACTCCAAGTACAGAAAGGCTCTCCCAACTTGAGAGGGCAGTCCGCCGTAAACCCGGTGCATCCTGTTAACAGCAAACCAAAAATAAATACTCTTAGCACTCCAAATAACTGCCGCCCTTAATTGCAGCACCCATGCCGCGAGCAGTTCCTCTTGTCATTTTCATTGGTATTTTTGCTTCAGCAGTTTTACCATACGGAATGCGCCCTTGTCCTTTAATATCAGCATATGTAACCGCTGCTGGTGTTTTAGGTGGTGGGGCTCCATTTACATTTATTTTGCGATCTTTCATATTAATCTCCTTGTTGTTTAAGTAATTCCCGTTGCATCGCTGAATCAATACGGGCTTGAGTCTGGCGTTCTTGCGCCGCCAACCGTTCGCCAAACTGGCGATTGCGCATTTGCAAGGATTGCGTATCCAGTTGTATTTTCTGTGCATCTGTTTGCGCATCGTTCTGTTCAGCTTGTGCTTTAATCTGAAGCTCTTGCTCTTTAAGCTGTACCAGCGGATCAGGCCCTTGCTGACCTTCCCCTGAGATTTGTGCAGATAGTTCTTTAACCTGCTGCATACCCTGCGCAATAAGCTGCGCCGTTAAACTATCCATCGCTACCATATCTTGCTCCGGATTCATTTCCTGACCAGAAGCCTGCATTTGTTGGGCAAGTTGTGCCGCTGCCTGCTCTTGAGCCTGTATCTGTATGTGTTGCAAAATATGTTTTTGTAGCGTCATTGCAACCGGCGGCAAGCTGCCAACCATAGGAGATGCACCAAATATCATATGCGCCATAATATGCGCTTGGTGGTCCTGACCCTTAAATGCTTTTAAATCTAACATATCCAATGCATTAATGTTTTCCTTGGCAGGGTCCGTGGGCATCGGTTCGCTATCAGGCAACGCTGCCATTATCCGATCTACATCCATCACGCCTAACGCTTCATACATATCGCGGTAAACCTCATGCATGTTATGTAACTCAGGCGCTGCACCCGCTAACTGTAACTTGGTCTGCGCTAACAAAATACGCTGGGATTGACTAAATACATTCGGATTTGACACAGGTATTACATCCACCCTGTTATCAAAGTCAGATGCCATAATCTTTGCATCGTCGCCCGCAACAGAATAAGGATACTCTTGTGGCAAACTATCGTGCATAACCCGCGCAAGTATCTTAAACTCAAGCCGCATTGCATAATGCAACCGTTTGTGAACCGCGGACATCACCCGCGAGCCCTGTTCCAACATTGCCATCGTCGTACCAACAGCCGCGTTCTCATTGCCGTCGCCAACTTTCATATCCGTAATGGTTGCAAAACGTTGGCCAGCATTAACCACAAACCCTAACAAATTAAACAATGTCTGGTCTGGGCCTTTAAAAGGCAGCGGCATTAGGCTGTCACGAATAGCCCCTCCGGGAGCATCCACATCGCGGAACTCACCGGGCTGAAGCGGATCATCGTCGTCTCTGATCCGTAGTCCGCGGGCCTTGAAACCCGCAGGGAGGTTGGACAACGTACCGGCGTCGATAAGCTGCCTCAGTGCCGCTGTGGCGGTTCGTGACAACCCGCCAATAGTGTGGATTAAACCTAGTCCATAGAAACCAAATCCGGGCAAAAACTTGTAGTGTACAAAATATTGTATTTTTTTCTTTTGCTCATCATCTTCACGATAGTTTCTACGAATAGCTAAAATCTGACCATTGTCTTGCGATATTGTCACAATATACGGTACTTTAATCCCGGTCGGCTCCCCGTCCTCATCGGTTTCTTCATAACCCTCTAAGTCTAAATCAACATGGCACTCAAGTATTGTGCAGTCATAATCAATGTCGTTGGGCTCAAAACCCTCTATTTTATCTAATTCTCTTGTAACATCCCCTAGTTCTTCCTGTGCAGGTATAACATCCACATCTAAATAAAACCCAGATACCTGCTTCTTGCGTAAATCATTCAATGACATACGAACAGATTGCGTAATATTAGGACATGTATCTAAATCTGACGTGTCATACGGTACAACCAAGTTCTCCGCAGGTACAAATTTACTTACCGCACGATCCATAACCTCGTCGTAATATACTTTTTTAAACGTACTACCCGCTAACGGTAAATAAAATAACATTTGATCCATGTCTGGCGTGTAATCATCCATAACACAGGTCAAATAATAATTCATAAATTGCTTGACACGTTGCGATTGTGCAACTTTTTCTATAGTTTCTTCACCAATAACCTCTGTTTTTACAGGTCCACTCGCAGGAAGAAGCTCGTTAAACGCTTGCGCTTGAAACTGCGTGGCAGCCTCCGCCAACAAAGGATGTGTTACGCCAGATGCACCCCTAAAAGGCTGCGTTCGCTCAGAATAACTAAACCCGAGTAACTCCAAACCATTAGAATACGTGTCTTCCCACTCCTGACGACTAGCCTTATTAGAATCATATTCGCCCGTTAACTCACTCGAAATACGTCCAAGCTCGCGTTCAGGTATCTCTTCAGCTAAATTCATGTAAAAATCATCGCTATCACCGCGCTCGTCACTCGGATCAAAATCAATAACCACACCGCCATCATCTTCCGGTGTAATCTCAATACCACCCACATCTTCCGCTTCTATCATCGCCATTACATTGTTCTGGCTATCAGGCAACTCTATTTCTATCTCGGCCCGCAGATCGTCTTCGTCTATTTCAGAGGGAATACTGCTTACATTTGAGTCCATTAAAGAACTAGCAAAACCTGTTTTGTCTTCTTCAGCCATTACATTTTATTCCTTAATTGTTTAAAAGGGTCCAACGATACCACACCGCCGTCCATGTAAATAGACGGAACTTCATATTGAGTAGATGTGTCGGGTTGTTGTATTTGTAAATTTTTAATTAAATAATCTTGAGGATCTATTGTATTTACCGGATCTATAGGGGTCCCAGTTACCGGGTTAGTGCTTTGAAAAATAGCTTCTTGCCCACCCTCGGGAGGGCCCCCTTGGCCCGCGGCGTTCATTGCATCCACATAACTTTGAACATCTCCTTGCGATCCTGACAAACTACCGCTCCGTTGTCCGCGGTATCCTATTGTTGTACCATCTGTCGCTATTGCTTGAGAACCAACTAAATTACCGCTGCTGTCTGTAACAGGAGAAAAATGAGAAAAACTTTTAGAATCTTTTCCTGAAAAACGCCCGCCCGGACCAAACAATCCCGGATTAAAATCTTTTTTACCAGACAACTGATCTATTGCTGCTTGATTTTGTAGGTTTGTTAATTTATTGCCAATAAGACTTACCGGCATATAATCTAATATAGTTTTTGGTTTATTGTCATCTACTTTAGCTTGAAACGCTTTAAGGTTTGCAGCATCTTGTGTTGCTTGATTATTTTTAGCTATGTCAACAGCCGGGGTAAAACCACCCGTAATTGTCCGTACATTTTGATTTGTAGCCGCTGCTTGCGCATTCGCTGCCATAGCATCTTTTGCTTGTTGTTGTGCTACGGCTGAGTTGGCAGCTTGTCTATCTGCCTTATCTCCGGGGCTTTCCCCCGGTGCTTCTGGAGAATAACCAAATCCGGGGTCCACGGCCCCTTGACCGCCTATACCATAAGCAAAAGCAGGTACGCCGCCGGGACCGGGCTGACCTGTGCCGCCCATACTCTTTAACATCATCGCTTCTCGTGGATTTATATACGCCAGCATGTGCGGCTGATCGTTAATCATTGTCTTTCGGGGTATGGAACCGGGTTGTTTATTGTTCATAATAATAACCTTTACCTGTTACTTTCTAATAATATAATCGTACTCTAGCAGAGTTTTCTTCATTTTCCCAGTCATCTGTTGGTAATTGTACAAAATTTCCTTGTCGATACCTCATAAGAGCCTGTGTCATACTATCTACTAAATCATCATTTTCGCCATTTGGAAAGGCCGCAACCTCTTCTATTAACTCATCCGCAAAGACTTCATCGGGCGCCCAGACCATTCCCGCCTCAAATAACGGCGAAACCGCATGAACCCGCGAAACCTTATCATTACCCCTGCTAGGTGTGAAATTTACAACAGGTATCCCTATATTACGCAATTCGTGCGTCAAAGGCAAACCACTCGCCTTTGCCTCAATAATCACCGTGTCGGGGTCCCAAAACTTATACTCATCAAATGCCCTAGCCTTTAACTCCGGAAAATCCCATCGCCCCTTCA